TCATTGCTTCACCGCCGGTCCCGGCGTGACCGGCGTCGATGGCGTTGCGGGTTGCGTCGCACCGACCGACACGCTGATGGTGCCGTTTTCGGTATTGAGCGTGACCGTTCCGACACTGGGGACCGGGCAGGCCATGAGCGCGGCCTTGACCGCGACCGTATCGCCGGCTGCTGCCAAGCCGCCGACGGTCAGGCCGCAGGCGGAATTCTTCCAAAGTTCGACAGCATCGACGTTCGCGCGCTGAATATTGGAAAACGTGCCGGCCGCGTTGGTTTCGCCGTAGTGAATTGCTCCGGCAGTATAAGTGTTGACAGCGTCGCAACCGCTCACGGCGAGTGCGGAAAAGGCGAGCGCGAGCGCGCCCGCGGCATGGCGGGATGACATGATCGATATCTCCGATGAGTTTGTTGTTCGTGACCGCGCCGCCGGCTCGGACTTACGGCTCGGTCGGCGGCGCCGCGGCGTCCGCCGCAGCAGTCGTGGCCTCGGCCGGATCGCCACCGAAGACCCAATGAATGCCCGTGGCGAGGACCGTGCCCACGGCCACGGCCACCTCCGGCGGCATCGACACCCCGCAAAGCCCGAGGGTCCAGGACAAGACGACGACGAGCGCGGCCGAGAAGCCGGTACCGGCGATCCCGGCAGCGACCGTGGTCGAGCGTTGCAGATTCATGACGGTCTCGATCCGGATCCCGGCGCAGGGAGCGCCGATGGTCCCGGGGTTTTGGCTTCGGACATGCTGGACCTCCTTCGGAATTGGACCGCGCCCTCGATTCGAGTAGTTTCGGCTCGGCCGGGCAGCGGCGGTTCGGCCGGGGCGCCGTCGCTCACTTGCCGGGATGGACGAGGCCGCCGGAAAAGAGAGCGGCAACGATGCCGGCGATGGCGACGAGATAGGCGACCACTTCGCGCACGGCCCGGCCGCTACCGGCGCGCTCGGTCATCTTGGCGGCGAGGGCGGCGAGCGATCGGCCCTGTTCGGCGACGATCGCCTTCATCTCCTCGAGCCCGGCCACGATTTTGCCGTACCGCTCGGCACAAATCGCCTCGTGGACGGACAGCCGCTTGTCCAAATCCGCCTGCATGTCTTCGAGGTCGTCGCGAGGGGGCATAGTCGCGCTCCTGCTATCGAGAGGGGCCCACTCGGGGACGGGCCGGGACGGTCGGGGATCGAGCTGACCGGAACGAATGGGCGAGCGGCCGCATCAGCGGAGCCATGGAACCATCATTTTTCGCCTTTACCGGCGCGTCGGCGGCAACGGGTCGAGATTCCGCGCGACGGAGCCGGAACGCCGAGGATCAGAAATACCCCGTTCCCGAGCCGGCCGTGCTGCCGGGGAGGGCGGATGCGCCGGCGCCATTGGTGTTGATGATCGCGCCGTTCCCGACATTGTAGCGCGGCCCGGTAGCCGAGCCGGAGAAGGTCGGGAGCGGACCGTTCGATGTCACCGTGATGATGCCGCCGCCCGTAGCGGTTGCAAACCCTCCGGCATAGGCCGGCGTGCCGGTCAGGGTGACGGTCACGCTCGTGGCAAAATATATGGCTGCTCCATAAGACTCGGCCCAGTGTGCCTGCGGACTTCCGGAGGCCGTATAGCTATTGGAAATATTGACCACCCCCCCTTGGCTGGCTCCGATCACGGCAACCGATGACGCTGCGAGAACCAACCCCGCCCCGAGGGTGATGACCGATCCGACACCGGCCGCGAACAGGCAATAGCTGCCGGCGCCGGAAGAGGTACAGGTCATGCCGGCGACCTGGACGTTGGCCCCACCCGTGACGTTGACCGGCGCGACGCCACCGGAGGCCGATACCGAGGTGCTGCCGGCCCCCGCACCCTGAATTATCAGTGGACTCGCCTGACCGGTGAGGGGTCCGTTACAGAGTATCTGCCCGGAGAAGGCCCCGGCTGCGAGCGAGATCGTCGGTTGGAAGCCACCGAGATCAAAACAATTCTGAGCGACGGCGTATGCCCGGCCGGCGGTCTGCATCGGAGCCGTCGTCGTGATGCCGGGGAAATCGTCGCTGCCGGACGGCGATACATACAAGGTCAGAGGAGCCGTGCATTTCGCCCGAGGCGGTGCGCCCCAGCACTGATAGTTTGTACCATCCGACGTAAAAGTTGTCCTTTGCCCTGGACCGAGAAAGATGAAATACCCTCCGCCGGAAGGACTTACGACACCGGATCCACTGAGAGTGGCACCTGGCCCCGTCAGGCCTATACCCATGCACAAGATGCCCGCGACATCCGAGTTGACGACTGTTGCCGACCAACCTGCCGGAAGCACAGTCCCGGTTTCTCCCGGAAGGGTGTCGAACATGGCCGAACCGGAATTCGACCGCGAGACCGTATTGCCGCCATCGGCAGCGGCAAAAGTGTGTGCGGCGCCCGATATCGCGATCTTCGGGCCGTCCGGTTGCTGCGGCCACGAGAGCATCTGTAGAGTAGGGCCCGATTTGATGACCACGTCGAACGCCTTGCCCACCCGAATATCATTGGGAACGCATGCCGTGCCGTCGGGCCTGGTCAGGCCGATCGCACCCAAGCCGTTGAGGTTGACAGTGACGGCACCCGTGTTGGCGTTTGCCGGGACGATCTGGAATACCGACCCAATTGCATAGACAGTCGGCGCAGGCGACAGGCTGGCGATGATGGTATTGGCCGTGCCGCTGGTGTCGACCGCGTAGGTCCCCGGCGTCTGGGCGAGTTCGGACACGGTCTGCGTCAAGAACGGGGCCGTGGTCAGAGTGGAAATATTGCCGGCGGTGATCGCGATTTGACCGCTGGCGACGGTGACGACATAGAGCCCGATCCAGCCGGCGTCGACCGCAGGCGTGGTTTGGGAGCCCGTCGCGGCGGCAGTGCCCGGTTTGGCTTGAACGATGCACTGGCAAGCCCGGATCGTCGGCAGCGTCAAGCCATTGATGTTCGGCCCGGCCAGGGGCGTTGCCGGATTCTGGGTGTTGAAGAATTGCAGGACCGACGGCGAGGCGTCGATCTCCTGGAACATCGCCTCGATGAGATAATTGATCGAGGCCCCCGCCCCCGTCGGAGCCGGACAGGGCAGCGTCGCCGGATCGCGCAGCAGCCCTTGCTTGAGAACCTGGTGGCTGTCCGCCGCGAGGCCGCCCGCCACCGGTTGCCCATTGGCGGTGATCAGATTGGCCCCGGTCAGCTGGCCGTAAGCCGTCGCATCGAGGGCGACCGTTTGATAGAGGCGGCCGGGCGAGACGATCACGGCGAGGGCGGGCGGCGATGCCGGGTTGCAGGCCAATCCCGACACGACCGGTCCCGCCCCGAGGAGGTCTTGAGCGAGCAACGCCAAACCTTCCTGGGTGTAGCGCTGCGCCGCGAGAAAATCGGTCTCATAGGGGATGGCGAGCGCATAGACTTGCTGTCTGTCCATTTGCACCTCGTTGGCGGGATGAACGGGATCGGGTGACGCAGTACCGATGCGTCGGATGGATCCCCGGGCCTCGATACCGTCGCGATCGCCCCGAGCCGGTGGATTTGCCCTACGGCGCACTCGGAGCTTTTTCTATCTCATTGAATAAATAGCACTTTTTGGAGAACCGTCACCTCACCGGCCAATACCAGACGCCGATGCATCCGGGCTGACCGGAAGCGCCGAGATTGACATAGGCGCTGGCGGCGGCGCCGGCCGTGCCGCCCTGCCCGATGACAATCGTCTGGTCGGCATCGAGGGTGCTCGTCATCGCCGTGACGATGCGGCCGGATCCGCCGCCGCCGCCGCCATTGTCACTGAAGGTCTGGCTGTCGTACGGCGTCGGAATGGTCGCCGGTGCCGCCCCGGTTCCGCCGGCGCCGAGATTGTTCGGAACCCAGGAAAAGATCGGGAGTGTCGTCGCAGGCGAACCGCCGGTGGCGGGGCTGCCGCTGTAGCCGCCGTTCGGCCAGCCGCCGCTCGGGCCCGTGGCGAAATGCGCCGGGGGGCCGGCCGCCGTCGGCCCGGCGGCACCGGAAGAGGTTCCGCCGCCACCGCCGCCGCCGCCGGTAAAGTCCAGCCCGGCCCCGCCGGTCCCGCCCATGGCCGCGCCGCCGCCGCCGAACCCGCCGCTCCCGCCCACGAATCCCACCGCCCCCGCGCCGCCGGCGGCGCTCGCGATCGAGCCGAAGGACGTCGCGCCGCCGGCCGTACCGGAAATCGCAGTGCCACCGACGATGATACCGCCGGATCCGCCGGTCCCGGAGGAGAGGAGTACGGTGCCGAAACCGCCGCCACCGCCGCCGCCGCCGATCGCGACGATGATCGCGTTGTAGTTGACGCCGGGTTGTGGATGCTTCCACGTGCCGGACTGGGTCAGTACCTCGAACTGGGCGCCGGGCGGAACCGCCATCCCGGCGAAGAGACCTGCGAGATTGCTCATTTATTCGACCTTCCACCCATACGAACCGCCGCGAAAGACCAGGCTGAACGACGCATTGTCGAGATTGCAGATGAAATTGGCCGAGAACCCGTTGATCAGATGGCCGTTTCCCTGGATGGTGAAATTATTGGTCCGCCATACCCCGCCGGCGTCGCTGAACCCGATTTCGTCGCCGAAATTCGGGCCCGCCGCGAGCAGACACGAGACCGGGCCACCCGAGGTGTCGACCGGGTAGTGATTGTGGAGCCCGGCGCGGAAGCCCGAGGTTGCCACCATCTGCACGGCGATCCGCTTGTCCGGTCTGACTTGCGGCCAGGAGAGCATCTGCAGCACGGGTCCGGCGCCGATCACGACGTCGAAGACCTTGCCGGGTCGGATGTCGCCGGGTTGCAGCGGCGTTCCATCCGGTTGTGTGACGCTGACCGTAGGCAATCCGTTGATGCTGGCGACGACGGCGCCGGTCCCGAGCGTATTGGCATTGGCCGGCTCGATCCGGAACGCGAACCCAGTCTGGTAACCGGTCAGGGCCGGCGAAACGGCGGCGGTAATGAGATTTGGCGTCGTGCTGGTATCGACGGCATAGGTGCCGGGCGATTGGCCGCCGCCCTGCGGACCGCCCGGGACCAGGAACGGGGCACCGGGCAGGACGGTGATGTTCGCGAGCGTGACGGCAGTTTGCCCGAAGGCTGCAGTTACCATATAGAGCCCGATCCAGCCCGGATCTGCCGCAGGGGTCGTCTGGGTCCCGGTGATCGCCGCCGTGCCCGCTTTGGCGCGCAGGATGCACTGGCAGGCTCGAACGCTGTTCAGCGCCTGACCGGGAGCCCCGGGCGGACCAGCCAACGGGATCCCGGGATTGGCCGTATTGAAGAACGGCAGAACCGCAGGCGATGTATCGAGTTCCTGAAACATCACCTCGATCAGATAGTTGATCGAGGTGCCGGCGACACTCGGTGCCGGGCAGGACAAGGTCAGCGGGTCGCGCAGCAGACCCTGTTTCAGAACCTGGTGAAAGGGATCGGTGTCGGCCGCCAGCCCGCCCGCCGGGTTGCCGCCGGCAATCTGGCCGTAAGCCGTCGCATCGAGGAATGCCAGCTGGTAGAGGCGTCCCGGCGCGATGACGACGGCCAGCGACGGTGGCGACGTGGGCGTGCAGCCCAGGCCCGACACGACCGGCCCGGCGCCGAGGATGTCGAGCGCGAGCAGGCCCAGACCTTCCTGAGTATTGCGCTGCGCCGAAAGCAGATCGGTCTCGTAGGGGATCGCGAGCGCATAGACTTGCTGTCTATCCATGGGGGCCTCTTTGGGAGGGAGTGTTGAGGTCGGAGGGCGGCCGGAACACGATCGGACGCTACCGGGGCCGCGGCCATAGCGGTGGTAAGATCGCCGGTAGCGCATTTGCGGAATCGGTCCCGCGAAGAACCGCAGCGGCAGTTCCCCAAGCCGTGGTTTTCGGCAAGGGCTGGGAGTTCTCTCGTGGCGTCGAAACGAACCCGCGAAATGGGAGTTCTCCCACGTCCTAAATTCCCGTGCGCCAAGCAAACCCTTTACGATGGCACGCAACAGCTGGAGTACGGTTCGGCACGATTGCAGTTCTATGATCGGTGTTTGTACTCGAGCCGACTCGGCCGATCGTCCCGCGCGATCCCCTTGCGCACGGACTCGCGACGGATCCGAGCCGAATCAGGTGGGTCGATTTCGTCTGCGAGCCGGAGGAGGCCGAATTGAGTTCAAGCTCCGCCCCCGCTCCGTCCCTCGCCGAGCGGAGACAGACCTCGCTCCTCCGGCCGGACTGCCGAACTAGCTTTCTGGTATAGAGAGTCCTGCGGAACCAGCTCTATTCGTCTCATTGGCAAAGGAGAGTGCGCGTAATGATCAGGGCCAAACTCTACATCGATCCGGAGCCACTGCGGGCCGCTTGCGCTCCCGACAAATATCTCGTCGAATTGGCGGCACATGATCAATACCATCGATTTCTGGCTCGGGCGGCAATAGGCGTCTACCAGCGTCAGGCACGTTTTCTGTCGGGTCTTCTTGTCGACCGCTTCGGCCGCCCATCCCAGCGAATTTCCGTTCTGGATTGGGGGTGCGGCAAAGGGCACGCCACCTATCTACTTCGGCAACAGGGGCTTCTCGTCACGAGCTGCGATCTACAGGCGGGTGCGGGCGATTCGTCGTTTGATCTCGACACGCCGATCATCGACGATCATAGCATCCAAGTCGTACCCCTCCTCGACGACGTCCGGCTGCCCTTTGGCTCGGCAGACTTCGATTGCGTCACGAGCTTCGGTGTTTTGGAGCACGTCCGTGACGATGTAGCTTCATTAAAGGAGATCCGGAGAGTACTCCGCCCGGGCGGTATTTTCTTCGTTTCGTTCCTGCCCTACTACCTTTCATGGACGCAACGGCTCGCCCGTCTCCGCGGATATCGCTATCACGACCGCCTCTATAGTAGACGAAGGTTAGCCGAACTTGCTAATGAAACCGGTTTCGATGTCTCCAGGATTTGGCACGGCCAGTTCTTACCGAAGTCAAAACTTCCGCATCTGAGTTCTGTGGAAAGATTTGATCGCTTCCTCACCGATCACACTCCACTCCGATATTTTGCGACAAACTTGGAAGCGGTATTGATTGCAGTATGATATTTGGCGTTGTCAGACCATTATTTTACGTTGTCTCGTTTAATTGCCACTGTACTGGCGACCACTGAACATCAAGACTAGATCACTTGTCGTAGCGGTGGTCAAGGCGGCGATCGCAACTTGTACGCCGATCCATACGTCGGTTCCTGCGACTATTACCGGGGTGTTTGATTGCACTAGAGTGAAGCTCCATGGCTCGATAGTGCCGTCATTCTGACCGGAGACCGAAGGCCCGACCGGTTTCCAGACTACGAGTTTGTTCATGTCTGCAGCGGGCAAGATGAAGCTCGACTTATCCGTAAATGTAGAGTTTGTCGGGGCTTGGTTGAACACTGCGACCAACAACTCCCCTGACGGGAACGATATGGCCGGCCCCATCATGATCTGAAGCCAGTCTATGGTTCCGCCTTTACCCGTCGGGAATAGGTTTGGGATATGGATCAATCCTCCCAAGCAGGAATTGATCGGATATGTAGCCACCGAGACCGCCGGACTGACGAACGTAACGTATGGCGTGGTCAGCGTGCCGGCGCTCAGAACTCGGCCGCTCAGATCGAGCTGGAGCCCGACTTGCTGTCCATTGGTCAGAGCCGGCAGCGTCGCATTGTATACGCCCCCGACCAGCTCCGACCGGGCTGCTGCGGCGCCCGGAGACACGGGACCATTTGCTGCATCTGCCGTGCTGATCGCCCCGCCGGGCGACACGGAAGCTCTATTCGTGCCGCCGCTGTCGACGAGTTGGACGCCGCCGATCACCGCCGACCCCGCCGACAGCACCCACGCCCCGCTCTGCGTCACCGCCCCGATCACGTCGGTCCCGGCCGCGAGCGTCGCGGTCAGGGTTCCGGTGAGCAATTGATAGATCCCCGACAGCCACCCGCGGATGCCGGCGGCACCGGCGGGCGCCGCAATCCCGACCGCGTCGGTGCCGTCGAGGGCGATTGCGAGCGCGTTGCCGTTGGCATCGAAAGCCGTGACGCCGGTCGTATCGGCCGTGCCGTTCGAGCCGGTGAGGGCCGCTTTCAGCGTGCCGTTGCCGTCGATATAGGCGCGCGTACCAAGTGTCATGTCAGTTCATCCCCGTGACGGTGTTGAAACCCGATTGCGTCGGCTGGTTCAGGGCCGCCCGGCCGGGCCCCATGATCTGGGGCGGAGAATTGGTCACCGGCAGATCGACGAGTTGCAACCAAACCGTGATCCCCGCAGCCCGCACGCTCTCGATCGCGGCGACGATGGCAGCGTCGGGTGCTTGCGGCGGCGGAAAGATCGAAGCCAGCGCCCAAGCCGCATAAGGCCCGCGATAGGCGCCGACCGGAGCTCGCCATCCCGCCAGCAGCGGGAACGGGTCGGAGTTCTCGCGCGGGGTGGTGACGAAGACCTGGAACGGGAGCTCGCTCGAGCCGTAATTTCCGCTGCGCCACGCAAAGCCTTGGCGCCAGCACCCGATATCCGAGGTGCGGTTGAGTTCGATGATGGTCGGATGGTCGCCCGTCGTGTCATAGACGACGCGGTCGATCGCCTCGCGCGTGACCCGCTCGCGCAGCAGCTCACGGCGAATTCTGAACGAGTAGGCCGGATCGGTTTCGCCCGCGAGCCGGGGCAGGCGCAGGCCGAAATAATCGGCCGAGATGAGGTCGAGCCAGCCATCCGTCGCCGTCGCGATCCGCATCTGCTGGCCGGCATAGGTGATCATCGCATAGAGTGCGGCGAGACCGGCGGCGAGCCCCGAGACTGTGGCATAGATGAGCGTTCCGGGCCCGGAGGGAAACCACCGCGACGGCAGCCAGCGATAGATCCGGGCCGTGATATCGGCCTGATCCCCGGTTGCCATGTCAGGACACCGCCAGCGTGCCGGCCTTGATGACCTCGACAGCAGTAACCGCGAGATCCGCTGTCCCGCCGTTGAGCCCGACCCCCGTCACGTTCGTAATATTGGGCGAGGCGTCATAAGCCAGCTGCGCCAGACGGGAATAGGCCAGCGGCGAGCCGACCGGCAAGGCGTCGATATAGAGCGTGAGCGCGTTGGTGACGGCCAGAACATCCGCGGCGTGGTTGCCGGCGACGAGGCTCGCAACCGTCAGCGCGACATTCGCCGTGACGACGGTCGGCGGGAAGACACCGATCGTGATCCCGGCGCACCGCACGGCCTCGACAGCGGCGGCAGCCGCCGTCAGAAGAGAAGTCGGCGGATCGCCGGTACCATCGTCGAGGATGATCGTCACATAGCCGTCTTGCGCCGCGAGCGCGGGCGTGGCGTTCTCGATGATGCTGAAAGTCAAACCAGCCTGCAGCGAGTTCAAAGCGTAAGTGATCGCCGCGTCGGTCCCCTTCATCAGACTGTCGATGAACACCTGAAACCGGAGCCGGAAAGCCGAATCGGTTTCGGGATCGGTACCGCCGGTGAAAGCGTTCGGGTTGGTCGCCGTATCGATGCCGCTGATCGGTTGGAGCAGCAGCGAGATCGCCCCGGCCTGGATATTGCCGGCGCTGCCCGGCGTGACCGCGACGGCCGGAAGTGTGAACGAGGCGACGCCCGCCGCGATCGTGTAGCCCGGCTGTCCCGGTGCGATCGCATTCGCACCAAAGGCCGCGTTGGTGGGATCGCCGGTCACGGTAAATTGCGTGCCGCCGACGGCGGTTGCGACGACTGCACCGACTGGAACGACCGCCGCTGCCGTGGCCTGAAACCGGGCGAAGACCACCTGCCCGGTCGACGCGACCGCCGCGAGCCGGGCGAAGCCGAAATCGGCCATCCAAGAGTCGAGATCGCCGCCCTGGCTGGTCGCGGCTCGCGACTGCGCCAAAACGAGCAAGACCAGGCCCTGCAGCCACAAGGCGACGCCGGCGACGGACTGAACCAGGGCGAGATTGATCGAGCCTGCCGTGAAATCGAGGGCGGCTGTCGCCGCGGACTTCGCCGCGGCGACCATGGCGCCGACGATGGCGGTGAAGCTTTGACCGGTGATGGCCATGGGACGCTCTCCAGAAATGCGAAAGGCGCCCACGGGCGCCCGGGGGCGTAACTCGACAACCGGTTAGGGTCGTGACTAGCTGATGACTGGAACCGGGCCGGCAAGTGCCGGGGAGGGACCGGAAGCCGGCGATATCAGGGGGTGGAAGCGGCGCTCCCTCGCGTCGTGCCCGGGACCCTCGAACGGTAGGTTTGGACGAAGACTCCGACGAGCCGACGGGAGAACCGATCGGCAAACCGGGTAGCAGGCTCGTCGATCGCAACGGTGAACAGATAGGAGAGGGCCAGCGTGACGGGGATGGTCACGACGAAACCCGCCCCGATCGCGGGGAGGTAGCCCATCCAAGGGTTCAGCATCAGCACGATCCAACACGACAATGACGACATGATCAAAAAGTGAGTCAAATAGAAACCATAGGAAATCCGGCCGAGAAATTGGAAGATCGGCAATTCCAGTGTATCCTTCGCAGGACTTAGAATAACCGCAAGGATCAGACCGGCCGCCCCGAGAATATGAGCCAGGCTCTGATGGTGATAGCCGCCGGGGAGATAAGGCAGTGCCCAGATCCCCTCCCAGGCGCGGTCCGGCGGGTAGGATCCCAACCAGACTCCGACGCTCGCCAGCCCGACGGCCAGTCGGGGCCGGTCGACCGGAACCGCCAGAGAGATCCGGGCGACCGCCATGCCGACCAGGAAGGCCAGGTAAAACTGTCCATAAAACAGCGCCGCTACTGCGCCATAGCCGAGCCAACCCCATCGCTGTCGCCCGAACGCGGCGATCAATCCATAAACCAGAAACGACCCATAGAGCTCCGTACCGATCGTCCAGCCGCAGCCAGCCGCAATTCGATCCGGCTTGCTTCGACACGTCCGGCTGAACGACATGATAGACGCCGCTCATCCAGGCGCGGGGTGGATGTGCGAATTGTGATAGCTCTCCCGGTTCGAAACCACCGCCCAACCTTCGACGCGAATCTCTCTCGGGCGCGAACGGATAAAAGGATGTGCCGATTCCAAAGACAGCTTCTCAATATATTTTCTGATCTCCGACAGTATGAGTCTAGTAAATTCTTGACATGTCGGCGAATCGGACTGGGTAATTCCATTGTGACGCCAGGCCCGATGGATTGCCCGCTCCGGTCTGGAGGCATAGTATTGAAGCGTAGACTTTATTTCTAGCGCCAGGTTCGCATTGAATTCGACCTCCCCATTACTCGGGAGGCAAATTTTGTCGCACTGAAGATATCTTTCATAATCGATCAGCCGATTCACGGCATCGACATTATCCAAGATGCCCTCGCTGATCGCCATGTAACCGATGACCGGCACGAAAATGACGCCGCGTTCGACCAGCGCCCGTGTCCGATCGATCACCTTCCGCGCACCAGCCGGCCCCGGTTCGGCGCGTAGAATGTCGACAAAGGGCGCCGAGGACGGCCCGAGCAAATAGGCCCGGCGGAAGATTTCCGCAGATTCGTCATGTTTCCCGAGGCCGACGAGCACCTCAGCCAGATCGAAAAGCCCCGGCTCCCCTCGGGCCCTGCACCGCCGGCACAGATATGGCGGACGATATTCGCCAAATCGTCCGGTATCGCGGCTTCGTTCACGTCGTACCTTCGCGTAATATGACGCCGGGTCTGAATGTCCCGGCAGCCATGTCACCACACGCGGCGACAGGGAAGGTTGATCAGAGGACTCGCACCGGGAACTATCTTGTCCGCCGCGGAGTAGTCGATTCCGAAGATAGTTTCCTCCGCGAACCGGTCGCTCGCGATTACCATGCGATCGGCCTGCCTCTCACCGCGACGGTCCAGCGGTACTCGACCCGACCCGGGTGCCGCTCCCTCCCTCGACCCTTGGAAAGATCCCGACGAGGCCGGGCCATTGACGAGCAGCCGCGGAATGGGCGTCTACACTGAGAGGACGAGAGTGGGTGTAAGACGAACGAGATCGATGCCGATCGAGCCGGCCGTGAATCCGAGCGCGACGGTCACCACGGATTATGCCGAAGCCTGCCGACGAACGAAGGAACGAACCGAGACTCCGCCTTGAAATGGACCTTGGCCGCTTCCGATCGGACCGAGGTGGCGGCGCATTCTCGGCCCGAGTGGTTCAGCCCGATCCGGTCCTTCAGACTTGGAAGCTTGAGGCCGTCGCGAAGTTGGCTCCGATTTGCAGGGCGCAAAAACACCCCCTGGTACGCGATCAGGGCGAGCGCGGGCGTCGTGCCTCAGTTCGTCGCCGGGTCGGTTCCGGCCGCAATCACATAAGCAGTACCGGCCGCCGGTACCCCCACGGGCGGGTTAGCCTCCGGCAACGCCGCCCTTCCTGTGGCGATGTTTCCGACCGACCCCGCGACTGTGCAGGCGATCGGGATCGCGCCGGTCGCGGCGACGGATCGGCGAAATGATGACTGTCAGCGGGACGCAGACGACAGCGAAGGTGAGCTTGGCCATCGCCGAGCCGATCCGGGGCTGCGATGGTGACGGAGAGGCAGGGTCCGGACGTGTTGGACATGGGTGAGTCCTATTGGAAATATGGATGCTTTGCAATGGTGCTTCCGATGCTTTAAGTTACCATATACATTCCATCTGAGTGCCATGACCGGCCAAGGAAGTACGGAAATGCACGTCTTTGTCATTCCGTCATGGGTCGGCGGGATCTCAGACCCAATGTCGGGAATCTTCATACTTGAGCAGGCGCAAGCTATCGGGCGGCTGCACCCGGATTGGAAAGTCTCCTTCAGCGCCGTCAACCCGCACTTCCTGACGATGCGTCTCGTGACCCCGCGAAAGGTTATTCGCGGGGTATCCAAGTTGTGGCGCCGCCGCCGATCCCCAGTCGGTGATGCCCACGGCGCAATCTTGCACATGGGGCGTCACGTAATGGTTCGGCAGAGCGCGCTCCTGGCCGGCGATATCGCGCCGTTCGTGAGGTCTCATCGCCGGAATTTGGAGATCGCTTCGCAATACGGTCGCCCCGATATTCTACATGCTCATGTCGCGTGGCCGGGGGGTGCCGTCGCCCGCGAACTGAGCCGGGAATTCGGTATCCCCTATGCAGTCACGGAACATATGGGGCCATTTCCTTTTCCCGAGGCGCCCTTTGCCGACGGCGCCGGGCGCGCGACCCCAACGGTGATGCGTCCCCTTGAAGACGCGGACGCTGTCGTTGCGGTAAGCGGTCACTTGGCTGCCGCGATACGGCAAAACGGTTTGCAGCGCCCCATGCGCATCATCCCGAACCTTGTGGATACCAAGGTCTTCTGCCCCGCGCCGCGGCCGCGAACAGATCAGCCTTTTGTATTCCTGACAGTCTCACGCCTGACCGAGGACAAGGGTATTTCCGATCTCTTACTTGCGGCACGAGATCATAGCCGCAACGGCGCTCCTTGCCGCTTTCGCATAGTTGGCCCCGGCCCCATCCAACACTACCGCGCAATGGCTGAACGCCTAGGCTTGGCGCACCTGGTCGACTTCCTAGGCCCCTTGGGTAGAAACGGCGTTGCGGCGGAGATGCAAGATGCCCATGCCCTTGTCATGCCGACTCGACACGAAAGCTTCGGCGCCGTCGCGATCGAGGCGATGGCGAGCGGCATCCCGGTGTTGGCGACCCGCAGTGGCGGCCCAGAAAGCGTCCTCACCCCGGAGACCGGGCTTTTGGTCGAGGCGGCAGCCCCGGCGGATCTCGCCCGCGGTATGGCGATGATGATGTCTCTGTACGACGGGTTCGATCGCGGTGCCATCGTTGGCCATTGCCGCGGCCGGTACAGTGCCGAGGCCGTAGTCGCGCAGATCGAGAGCCTCTATTTTGATATCCTGGCTCGGCCGAAGGTGGCGACGGGTTACTAAAAGCACACTACACGAGCCCATCCGTTGCCGCCGTTGCCGCCAGCGCCTGAGCTTCCGCCATTCGCGGCCGAGCCCCCGCCACCGCCACCGGCCGCAACACCGCCATTGCCCCCGGCCGTTGCCGAAGCCCCACCGACCGCGGCATTCCCGCCAGACCCGCCGGTACCGGGCAGTCCGTCTACCGTCATCCCATTGCCGCTCGCATTTTGCGCAAGGCTCGAGGCCGACGCACCACCAGCTCCTGGCGGCTCGACCGTAGGAATTGAGCCGATAGCCCCGCCGCCGCCACCGCCGGGGCCGCCATAAAGGCTACTGTCCCCATTGTTGGCTGGCCCTACACCGGAGCCACCGCCCGCGCCCGGAAACGCGCCCAGCGGGGCGGCGAACGGGGTGGTGTTCGCATTTGCATTGCCGCCACCTTGCGGGGGGGTCCCCGTATTGGCGTTCCCGGCACCACTGGCACCCTCCGTGGAACCGTTGGCGTTACCGCCAGGGCCAAACGGCCCTGCACCGCCGCCCGCACCAGCGGCAGCGTTGAAGGCGGATGGCGGGCCCGCCCCGGCACCGCCGCCGAACGCCGTAAAGAGCGAGCCGAATGTGGTATTTCCTCCGGCTGTCCCGTTGTTACCGGCTGAAGTACTTGTAGAGACGGGTCCTCCCCCGGCTCCACCAGCCCCGATCGTAACTGCCTGAGACACGCTCAGAACTGCCACGCTGATCGGGCCGAACTGCAGCCCCAATCCACCGCCGCCGCCGCCGCCGCCCTCCAAGCTGTTGACCGCTGTGCCACCTGATCCTCCACCTCCTCCCGCTCCGTAGAGGATTCCAGAGCAGACCTGGTATTTCCCTCCTGGGTTCGTCCAGGTGCCTGACGACGTGAAAGTTTGGACGTTCGGGCGATAGCCGTTCGTCAGCCCATCGGCAAGTGCCGATGACGCAAAAAACAGAACGGTTGTTGGTACGAGTAGGAGGATCTTCATCATTGGGCATCCGCATAGAAGGGATGGGACGTAGTCGCTGCCATGACTTGGACAGCGTCTGACGGAACGACGCCGCTGGTGCGCGCGTACGAGTCGCCAGGCCCAAGATCGATTGAGGTCGCCGCTGTTGCGCTGACAGTGCTGCCAAGGAAAACATACAGCGGCTCCGTGGCGGTCAGCGGGTTCTTTACTGTCAACGACTTACGGGAAGTATTTGATGCCGCGATTTGTTGGAACGACCCGCCGGCCGAAATGGAACCGGCCAAATTGGTCGTCGCCGCCGCCGAAGTGACCGTGTTCACCGACCCCGCCACCGCCAACGCCCCGCCGCTCGTTACCGTCGCCTTTCGCCACGGAAACGTACCGTCGGCGATCTGCGAGGCATTCCGGCCCAGGTCGCCCAGCGCCACCTCGGCGATGGTCAGGGTCAAGCTCGATGCCGGCGCGGTCGGTCCGGCGATGGCCGCGATCAGGATCGGGAGGCTCTTGACGTTCGGGCCGTTCGCGTTCGTTGGCTGCGAATAAACCACCACCCCGTCTTGCGTGAACCAGAAATTGTCGGGCCGGTAGACGAGCACATATTCATGATAGGCGCCATCGCTCGGCAGCCTCAGGACGGCGAACTGGCTTCGCGACCCGGCCGCGTAGGACACGGCGCAAAGCACCCCTGCCGTCGTGATTTCGAATCCGATCCCGTTGGCGATCGGCGCGCTCGCCGCGGGGCTGGCGGCCGGTATTCCGCGGCCCCAGAACGCGTACGCATTCATCGGGACCGAATTGGGCAGCCCCAGAACGAGACGCAGCGTCAGGAACCCGGGGGGAGCCGGCGTGAAGCTCGCCGCAGTCTGAACGTAAGCGTAGCCCGATGCGGTCGTCCCGGTGCCGAGCGTCGCCGACCCGCCGCTGGCGGCGACCGCGATCCCGACGCCGCCCCCGGTACCGACCCCGGCCGCCCATTTGTTCGTCGCATCGAACGTGCCGGCGAGGTCGAACCCTTCATAGAACAAGTCGGTCCCGATCGGGGTCATGTTCAGCGTCCCGTCGGGGGTGACGGACGCCGCGTGGCCGGCGGCATCGAGGAGACTGACCGGCATGGGATTGCCGGATGAGACGGGCGCTCCGTTCACATTGGGCACGCTGTCGAAGGCGATGTTGGATCCGATCTGCTCGGCCGCGATGGCGTGGAGGCCGCCCTGTTGGTCGGCATAGGGAATCGGGATGGTCATGGATCACACTCCGGACAGAATGGCGGGCACCGCCGCCGGACTCGCGGGTGCGGCGCCTCGCCCCTCGGTCTCGACTGGAGGCATTTGATGCGGCGAGGGCGGCGTCGGCGCCTCGAGCGGCGGGATGGCAAGGGGCGGCGGTGCTGGCGGGGTGCTGACGAGGTTGAAGCTGAGCGGCGTGCCGACACCGGCTTGATCGTAATAGAGTACCGCGATCGAGACGCCGCCGACGAACGGCGTCAGCGTCACTTGCGGTGCAGGGTTGCGTGCGACACTCGCCTCGAGCGCAATCTGGCCCACGATCAGCGCCTGCAGATGGCCGAGATCGAGATTTTGGCCGATCTTGGCCGGCAAACCCGCCCCATATTGCGGTTGCCAAGGATAATCGCCGCCGCCCGGATTGGTCAGCAGCCGACGGATGATCCGTTGCGAGGTTCGGTCCGACCGGGAGGCCGGGGCGAGGTCGCCGGTCGGCCCCAGTTGCAGATCATTGCCCCAATATTGAAAGAGATCCGCCAGATCCGACATGGGGCTACCCCGCTTTCAAAGCCGAGGTGAGCGCATCACCCGGAAAACTCTGCGTCATCGGCCCGCTATTGCCGCCGCCGGTCGAGACGCCCGAATGGGTGTGACCGGCGAGCAGGTCATGGGCGGCCCGGGTCATCAGTGTCTGCAGGCTTTCGCCCGATGCGCCGATATTGATCGCCGGTGCCGTCACATTGACGACGCTCGTCGCCGTGATATTGACCGCGGGCGAGGTCAGGTCGATTTCGACTTGGCCGTTGATCAGCACCTTCTGGTCGTTCGTCACTTGGATGCGCGAGCCGGACGAATGCACCAACGTGAACTCGCCGGCCTCGGCCGCCTGACCGTCGGCTCGCTTGGGCGGCGGATGCGGCTGATCGTAGATCCGCCCGAGCACCACGCCTTGATCCGGGTGGTTCTGGACGAACAGCACGACGACCTGATCGCCCTTCTGCAGTGGGGCGGCGACGCCCCAGCCATTGCCCATATAGCCGGTCAGAACCGGCATGTAGCCGGTGAGCGGGGTCATCCCGTCGGCGCTGGGCCCGAGGACGACCTTGGCCCGGTAGGTCGTCGGATCATAGAGATCGACGATGCCGAAGCGGGGTGCGGCAGCCAGCGAGGCGGCCTGGTGCGCCGCGAGGCCGGCGTTCACGACGCCCCCGCTATGGTGCTGACGCTCTGGGCGCTGCTGTGGTTCTTCGCCCGGATGGTCATGGTGAAGCCCCCCGACTGGCTGAGGCTGCGTTCGATCCGGTCGGCGAAATAGAGCTGATCCCAATCGGTCCCGGTACCAGAAAGCTGGATCGGTTGCTCGAAGACCAGGAACGGATCCCCGGGCATCTGGACATCGATGACCCGCTCGAACAGCGAGTACTGGTTCAGCGCCTGTCTCGCTCGGACCATGGCCTGATCTTCCGTCAGCCCGGGCACATCCAGTGTATAGGTCTGCGGCCCGATCTGGGCGGCGCCTTCGGCCGCCCGACCGCCGAGGGTCGATTGCGCCGTCGCCATGATCGCCTTGCCGGTGCTCCGATCATGGCTGATCACGGTCACCACGATGTTGCGCGCGAGCGTGATCGCCCGGCTGAGATGAATGGATTTGAAATTCCCGCTGGGCGGCGCGCCCGGGCTCGCCCCCGGCTGCCAGATCAGCCGATAGGGCGGCCCCATCGACTCCGTATCGGGCAGAAAGAACAGGTTGCGGCCACGGACATAGCAGACGAACCCTTCGTTCCGCGCCAGTTGGGTCAAAAGATCCCACTCCGACTCCCGGCGGGTGACGCGCGAATAGGTGTTGTCGCTCTCGTTCTTCGCCCCGACCGGCGTCGTCGTCGCCTGGACGATCGGGGTCAAGCCGTGGCGGACGGCGATGGTGGTGGCGATCTCGCTCGCCGTCTGGTTCGTGAAATTCTGGTACGTCTGAGTATCGATCAGCACCGAAGAATAGTCGCGGCCGCTGAGCACGACCTTGTTCTCCGGCTGGCTGATCGCGACGCTGTCGACCGGGCCGAGCACGGCGGAATAGAGCGCCGAGCGATTGCCGCCGGCATCGAGCGCCCCGTAGAGCACCTCGATCTCGGATTGAGTATTGGGGTCGCCCCAGGCCGGCCAATCGGCCGTCCCCGGCTGGACCTGCAAAGGCAGTTCGACCTCGAACCGATCGGCCGCATTATGGCTGACATTGGTCGTGCGCACCGAGGTCACCGCCGGCAGTTCCGCCCCGTCGAGCCGGACCACGGCGATCGGCCGGCGGGCCGTCGCACCCAGGGGCGGCGCCGAGGAGACGGGCAGGAGCGCGCTAGGAATTGCCGCCAAGAATGCCTCCATTGCCGGGCTGCGTCGTGGGCGCCGGAATAGTGAGCGTCACCGGCCCCGGCACGAAGGGGTCGCCGAGACCGTTCGCGGCGGCGATGCGATACCATTGGGTGGCGTCGCCGTAAGTCTGGGCGGCGAGTCGATAGAGATCGCCGCCGACGACGGTCGTCTGAGTGGCCATGAGACTGACTCCAAGAAAGGACTCCCGCGCCGGACGCCGGCATCGGACCACTGATCACGCCGCGGACGGCAACGTCGGACGCCGGCCCCGATCGCAAAGGCGTGGGGAGTCGCCGGGATCGGGCTGGCGGTGGTCGAGCCGGAGAGCCCAGTTCCGACCATGCGCGAGAGCTGTGCCGAACAGATCGTGATCAGAGGCCACCGATCTAGCGGCCGGCCGGGCCGACGCCTGCGGGATGATGAGCGTCAGTAAATAGAGCGTCCGGTCCCACCGTTGAAACGCCGGCAGAAATGATCTGATGACCACCGGATAGACATGGCAGGACCCGATGAAGGCGACGGGCAGCCCGACATTGCGCAGGAGATCGACCTGGTGCACCTGCTGCCCGGCAGGGGGCGACAGCAGACGGGGTGA